AGAAGTACAATTTAGCGATGTGGCCTTCGCCTATCAGGACAAGGAAGTCCTGCACAACATCAGCTTCTCTATGCAGAAGAATACCATGACCGCACTTGTGGGACCGTCTGGCGGTGGCAAATCCACGATTGCGAACCTTCTGGCGCGGCTGTGGGATGTGAAATCTGGAACGGTAACGGTTCGCGGGACGGATATTCGGGATGTGCCGCTGGCTGAGTTGATGGAACAAATCAGCATGGTATTCCAGCGCGTGTACTTATTCCAAGACACAATTTATAACAATATCAGCATGGGCAAACCTGACGCCACTGAACAGGAAGTCTATGAGGCAGCTAAGAAAGCTCGGTGTTATGACTTTATCATGGCTCTGCCGGATGGATTTCAGACTGTTGTTGGCGAGGGCGGCGCTACTTTGTCCGGCGGCGAGAAACAGCGTATTTCTATTGCCCGCTGTATTCTGAAAGATGCCCCGATTGTAATTTTAGACGAAGCAACAGCCAGTGTCGATACTGATAATGAAAGTTACATTCAGGAGGCAATCAATGAGCTGGTCAAGGGTAAGACATTACTTGTAATTGCACATCGGCTGAATACCATCCGGCAGGCAGATCAGATTTTGGTAATCTCTAATGGACAGATTAGCGAACAGGGAACCCATGATGAGCTTATGGCAAAAGCCGGAATTTATCAGGAATTTGTCAATATCCGAAAAAAATCTGCTGGATGGAGCCTTACATAAGGGAGGAACGGATGAAACTTCATGCGTCAGGCGAGGACTACTTAGAGGCCATACTAATGCTGCAAAAGAAATCCGGCATGGTACGCTCTGTTGATCTTGCCCGACACATGGGCTTTAGCAAACCGAGTATCAGCCATGCAGTAGGTGTCCTGCGGGACGGTGGCTTTCTGACCGTGGATAAAGATGGTTTTCTCCATCTGACAGACATAGGCCGGGAGATTGCCGAGAAAATTTATGAACGGCACCGATTCTTTACGGAGCAGCTTGTCGCTGCCGGTGTCGATCAGGAAACGGCAGAGCAAGACGCCTGCCGGATAGAACACGCAATCAGCGAGGAATCCTTTCAGAAATTGAAAGACGCTTTAAGGAAGGAAGGTGATGACATGGGAAACTAGCGGTACTTGATTTATCGGAGAATGGCCGGCAGATTGGTGAGAAACTTTTTGTTTTGCTTGATGTTGAGCAGAAACGCGAAATGATACAGTTTGTCCTTGAAACAGAACAACAGCAGGGCTTTTCGGCCATCCCATGTACTAACCCGGATTCTTTTGGCGCACGGATAGATACGTCTCAACCTTTAACAGAAATTCGGGAAGGTGATCTGTATTTTTGTCTGGAAGAAAGAGAGGTCGCTGTCCAAGGGAAAAAGGTAGATTTGTCGGTCAGAGAGTTTAATGCCCTTTACTTATTGCTTATGAATCGAAGACGAGTAATGACCTTTGAAACCATAGCCTACCATGTATGGAGTGAGGAATATGTTGAGAACGAACTAACTGCGATTCATAACATAATGAGTCGGCTGCGGCAAAAACTCAAAATATCCCCGGACATTCCAGATTATATTATCAGTGTGCGCGGTGTTGGATATAAATTTGACACAACGCAGCAAAAGAAGTGAAATTACAACATCTTGATTAACTTCTGAGAAAAAGGTGAACGGAGGCTGATTACTATACCCTATATAATGTCCCCAAAGTAACAGATTGGGGGAAGTATAAAAGCAATACCGTTCTAATCTGTTTGTGCTCCCCCAGGTATGGGGGCAGACATGCACATTTGGAAGGTCCAATATTTCTACAGAAACCGACAACGATATAGCCGAAAATCTTTTAGTGCCGCAGCTCAAAACGCTGCGGCGCTTTTTGTATCGACATATTTTTATCCTTTTCCCCAATACTCAACAAAATATTCCTATGAGCGCGTTCCTGAAATAAAACAGGTACGCGCTTTTTTCATATCTGAAAGGCGGACAAGCCTATCTGATTTTTTTCTTGTAGGCGGAACTCCTGGCTGTCGCTCCCCGCCCTCTGATTTCGATTTTGCCTATCAACTCAAAAATTGAAATTGGAGGATAATCTAATGAAAAAGATCAATCTGCGGGATTATTACCCGTTTTATACAACTGATACCATTGTGGAAGTGCCGGACGAAGTGGCTGATTTGCTCCATGAGTATAAGCTGAATGAGGCGGCTTATATTTTGCGTACATACCGGCACAAAGCATATTTTTCGCTGGACTATGATGCCAATGTCGAGCGTGACGCTCTGGTAATTGTCCTGACACCTGCGGATATTTTGGAACGGAAAGAAGAAAATGCCAGGCTGTATCAGGCACTTGCCTCTTTGCCGGAGAAACAGCGGAATCGGATTTATGCGCACTATTTTCTTGGCATGAGCAAATCGGATATTGCAAAAGCGGAGGGCACCCATAAGAGCCGAATTACTCGCTCTATCAATGCCGGCCTGCGAAGTTTGGAAAAGTTTTTGAAAGAACTTTCCTGACAGACGGCAACTTTGCCCCCGAAAATGAAATGAATAATAGAGGGACATATTCGGCAGACAAGTCCAATGGGTGCGGCCATACAGCACATGCTCTGGTCCACCCCAACTATAAAATGTCATAATGGCCGTGCCCTCGTTGCACTTTGACAACCGAATATACGTTGCTATGGGTACGTCATTCTGTGTTCCGAGCGGCAAATGGAGCGGCGCAAAGACAGGCAGCCAGGGAGGTGATGAATCCGGCTGTCCGAGCGATCCACGCAATCCATTGACCCGGCTGTGGCAGGCCGGGCGCGACGACGGCGCAGATCATAATGGTACTTTTTCACAATCTCTCACGGACTTGAAGGGAAGTCCCTGCGGTGTGCGCTTGCTCTGGCAAAGCGGCGGCATCTGCGGGGCTATGATGCGGTAAAGCTGGCCGCAGCCTATGGCAACCCCGCTTTGTGTAGACAGAGCTGCCGGGGGGCGTGGCAAATACGGCAAGCAAAATCGAAATCAGATACAATGGGCCGGACCTGTTTCTATTTATAGGGCGGGTCCGGCTTATTCATGTGGTTTTGATAGACCAGTAATTTCAGGAAGGAGTTGGTATTATGGAGAATATTACTGCTGGCGGAAGCGGTTCATTGGTAGACATTCGGGATGTCACCGTGGATAAGGAGCTTCCCCGCGAGGAACGAATCACTGAATTTGTGCGCCAGATCAAAAACCCTTACCGTTTTAAGTGCGGACGTTTTACCGTCCGGGCCAGCTTTGCCCCTGGCGGTGCCACCCTGGAGGAATGTATCAAGGGTATTTTACGGTGAAGCAAAATTTCTTCCAGAAAAGGGCTGACTTTCCCGTAAGAGCGTGGTACAATAAGAGTCGGAAAAGGAATTGAATACGGCATAACCACACTTCTTGAATTGCGGGGATTTTTCTGCGCAACGAAAGGAGTGTTTTTTTATGCAGGTTTATAAAGCTATTAAGTATATCCGTCTTTCCTATACGGATGACAAGTCGGTGGAAAGTGACAGCGTTGCCAATCAGCGGCGGCTCATTGATGATTTCATTGCCCGGCACCCGGAGATTGAGGTTGTGGCAGAAAAGATTGACGACGGTTACAGCGGTGTCCTCTTTGACCGTCCAGCATTTCAGGAAATGATGCGGATGATCGAACAGGGCGAGGCTAACTGTGTCATTGTAAAAGACCTTTCCCGCCTGGGGCGTGAGTACATAGAGACGGGCCGTTATATGCGTCGGGTATTTCCGGCCTACGGCGTCCGTTTTATCGCCATCAATGACAATGTAGACACGGAAAATGACGCTGCAGATGATCTCACCGTATCGGTAAAAAACATTATGAACGAGGCATACTGCCGGGATATTTCCGTAAAGACCCGGAGTGCCCTGGATGTGAAACGACGCAGCGGTGATTTTGTTGGAGCTTTTACTATTTACGGTTATGTAAAAACTGGCGACAAGCATAAGAGTTTGGAAGTTGACGAGTATGCAGCGGGTGTGGTACGGGATATTTTCAGAAAGCGTCTGGAAGGATTCAGTGCTTCCCATATTGCTGATGAACTGAACCGCATGGGTATTCTCTCTCCGCTGGCTTATAAGAGGAATCACGGGATGCCCCATGCCAAAGGCGGCTATACGGACCGTAAGGATTGTAAATGGTCTGCCACTACCATCATCCGCATTTTGAAGGACGAAACCTATACCGGGACACTGGTGCAGGGAAAACAGACAACGCCCCACTTCAAATTGAAGGAGCGTGAGGATAAGCCTTCATCCGAGTGGATTCGTGTAGAGGGCACCCATGAGGCGATTATCCAGAAACACGATTTTGACCTGATTCAGCGACTTCGCCGGATTGACACCCGGACCTCTCCTAAATCGGATAAGGTATATCTGTTCTCCGGTATTTTGATCTGTGGATGCTGCGGCTGCCGCATGACCCGTAAGACAAACCGCTACAAAGACAAGGAATACCACTACTACTATTGCCCTACGGGCAAAAAGAATGGCTGCGCTTCCTCTGTGATGCTGAAAGAGGACGACTTGATCGAGTGTGTGCAGGACAGCTTAAAGGGCCATATTGAAAATGTGGCTTCTCTGGATTCGCTGTTGTCCAGTATCAGTCAGGAACGGATCAACCGGGAACTGGCCCAGGAATACGCCGGACAGATCAGAGCCAATGAAAAACAGTTGGCACAGATTGAGGGTTTCAAGACGAAGCTCTATGAAAATCTGGTGAGCGGGATTCTTACCAAAGAAGAATATCTATCCTACAAGCGGAAATACAATGCGGACATTGAATTGCTGCAAAAGGCAGTTGCGGAATGGGAGGAACGGCTGACAGATGTATTGGAAAACCGCAGCGAGCGGAACCGCTGGATCAATCACTTCATGCAGTTTTCCACGATGGAGGAAATTGACCGCCGCGCAGTCATGCAGCTTATCCGCAGTATTCGCGTGATTAGCAAGGACGAGCTGCATATTGAATTTAATTATCAGGACGAATACAAAAAAGCGGTTGCCCTGGCAGAGCAGATCGTAGAACAGGCCGCGGAAAGGAAGGTGGGTTAAATGGCAAGAAAGAGCAGAAAAGAAACAGTAATCACGGCTGAGCCAGTACCATCTTTATATGTTCATGTAGCACTGTATATCCGGCTTTCCGTGGAGGATAACAAGAAACGGGGATGTTCGGTGGAAAACCAAAAGCTGGTCCTGAATGATTTTCTTGCTGATAAACCGGATTTTGTCGTCTATGATACCTATATCGACAACGGCATGACGGGCACGAATTTCCATCGTCCGGGCTTTCAACAGATGCTTTCGGATATTGAGGCAGGCTATATCAACTGTGTGATTGTTAAGGACCTATCCCGCCTGGGGCGTAATTCCATTGATACCGGCTATTATATCGAACAGTATTTCTACACGCACAATGTCCGTTTTATTGCGGTTACAGATCAGTTTGATACGGCAGACCCCGGCAATCTTCACGGAGGCATTATGCTTCCGCTGAAAAACATGATAAATGAAGCCTATTCGCTGGATATTGGCCGGAAGATCAAGGCCCAGGCAAGGCAGGCCATGAAAGACGGTGACTATATTGGCGCACGGGCTCCATACGGCTACCGGAAAGACCCGGAGAACTGTCATAAACTGCTGATTGACGAGGCCGCCGCTCCTGTTGTGCAGCAGATTTTCCAGTGGGCTTATGAGCGTGTAGCGTTAAACCGTATTGTGCGTAATCTGAATGAAATGGGGATTCCTGCCCCAAGCCATTATAAAAAGACTACCGGTGAAATTACCAGCCCTGGGCTGATCGGGAGCGGGAAATGGCAGACCCGTACTGTAATGAAGATACTGGAAAGTGAGGTTTATACCGGTGATCTGGTACAGGGCAAGACCAAAATTGTAGACCACCAGCAGGTACAGGCCGGAGACGATAATCTGATCGTTGCAAGGCATACCCATGAGCCTATTATCAGCCATGCGGTTTTTGAGGCGGTACAGGACTATCGGAAACAGGTCTGCGAGCAAAGCAAGGCTGTGCAAAAAAAACCATATACCCCCAATATCTTTAAGGGAAAGGTATTCTGTGCGGATTGCGGCAGGAGTCTCCACCGGCAGCGGGCGGAGCGCAAAAAAGGGCCGGATATTTACTGGTTTCATTGCCTTACCAACAGCCGGGTAGAAAAAGATAGCTGCAAGGGTGTGATGATACAGGAAACGGAGCTGATCGCTACGGTCACATCTGTTTTGGAGAAAGAGCTGACGGTTGCCCTGGGAATGTCTCTCCCCCTCTTTCAGTTGGAGGCAAGGCAAAAACAGGAAAAGGATAAACTCAGGGGCCAGATGTCATCCAAACGGCAGGAAATTGAAAAGAAACGCCGGTTGATCCGCGGCCTATATGAGAACTTTGTACAGGGTGTTTTGACAAGCGAGGAATACTTTGAACTGAAAGCGGATTATGAGGAATCCATCAATACACTGTCCGGTGAGATCACCGAGCTTGAAAGGGATATGGATGCTCTCGACGAACAGTTTGTACGCTACCGGACTATGGAAAAGGATGCAAAGTCACTGGCAAAGGATCACCTGCTTACGGCAGAACTGATTGACCGGCTGATTGAGCGGATCGAGATAGACCACAAACGGGATATTCATGTGACCTTCCGCTTTAAGAGTGAATTTCAGGGAAAGGAAGTGGAGTCATGCGCAAATATGTAATTGCCCTTTATATTCGGTTATCCGTGGAGGATATTAAGACAGAAAGTTTGAGTATTCCGAACCAGCGCCTTATCCTGCGGGAAAAAGCCATGTCGCTGCCGGAATGGGATAATGGCGAGGTTTTGGAGTTTGTCGATAATGGCCATACGGGTACGAATTTTGAACGTCCCGCAGTGCAGGAGCTTTTGACGATGGTGCAGGCAGGAAGTATCGACTGTATCATTGTCAAAGACCTATCCCGGTTTGGACGCAACAGCATTGAGACCGGTTATTTCATCGAGCGGGTGTTTCCGCTCTATCACACCCGGTTTATCTCTGTCAGCGACGATTTTGACACCGTCAATTTCAAAGGAGATACCGGAGGGATTGATGTTGCCTTTAAGTATCTTATCAGCGAGTGCTACAGCCGTGATATGTCCATGAAAACAAAAAGCGCCAAATATGCGAAGATGCGCCGGGGCGAGTACCAGAGCGTTATCTGTCCTTACGGCTACCGCAAAAGCGCAGACGGGCGTATGGAGCCGGACGAAAATGTTGCGGGAAATGTCCGTCTGATATTTGAATGGGCGGCTGAAGGCAATACCGCAGCAGAGATCACCCGCAAGTTGTACGCCCTCCATATTCCCACGCCTGGAGAGTATCGGAGGGATAACGGAAAAGACCATTATAATGTGTCAAGGACACACGGCGTATGGAGCAGTTCAACAGTCCTGCGGATGCTGGAGGATCAGCGGTATATCGGCACCTACATAATCGGCAAACGCAAGGTGCAGGAAATCGGCAGCCGCTGCATGAAGCTCAAAGATGAAAGCGAGTGGTTCAAAATCCCCGACCATCATTCCGCGATTGTCAGCAAGGAATTGTTTGAGCAGGCCAATACTTCTATTAAGCGTTTTTCCCTCCCCAATAAAAAAAGGCGTGACTATCTGCTTCGGGGAAAGGTGTTTTGTGGATGCTGCGATCATGCTATGTCACTCAGAAATGGAGCATGGTTTTATTGCCGTCATTCCGAAGTGTCAGAAAGTTTTCCCTGTCATGGCGTGCGGGTAAAGATGGCTGATCTGGAGCAGGTAGTCTTTGAGACGATCCGGGCGCAGATGTGTCCGGCGTTGGGAATCGACGGCAGTAAAGATAAGCTGGATTTACAGACGGTCCAGCAGGCCGAGCATGAAGATAAGTTGCGGGCTATACAGGACAGCAAACGGCAGCTTTATGAACGGTATGCGCTTGGCGAGATCGATCTGGAAACCTACCGGTCACAGAAAGCAGTATATGACGCGGAACTGGTACAGGCCAAGAATGTCCATGCCGCTATCACAGCGCAGACCAAACAGATACAGAGTGATTATGAGGCGAGGCTGAAACAGCGGGAAATTGTTCAGGAAGTAGGCAGCACCGATGTCCTGACGCAATCGCTGATAGACCGGCTTATCAACAGGGTATATGTTTTTCCTGGGGATCGGATTGAGATAGAATATGTTACGCAGGACTTTTTAGGAACGGAGAAATCTGGAAAGGAAGCATGAGCCATGAATACCGTATGGAACAGCTACGGGCAGCTATTGCAGCTGCCCGAAAAAACTTCAAAAAAGATGCAAATTTTTTTGTCGTGGGCTTGACATACGGGTGGCGAAAGTCGTGTATTCTTATATGTGGAAGCTCAGCAAGTCTGGCATATTTTATATTGTGCGTGTCAAGTGAAGCGTCGGGCAGGTAACTGATACCGCCGCAAACCCTATAATCTTCAGTAAAGTTTTTATCTGCTTGCTGACGTTTCTTGTGCTCGTCGAGTATTTTCAACAGTGGCAGAGGTATTTGTAGTGAACGATACGACGATTTGTTCTTAGGCGGGGTTTCTGTTATCTTGCCTTTTATTTTCTGTGATATGGAGCGGCGGATATTAAGTGTATTACCCGTTATATCGGACCATTTCAGCGCATTGATTTCACCTTTGCGTGCACCGGTGTAGAAAGCAATGGAGAAAAACACATAGTACCCCCATTCGGTAATTGTGTCTTTTTCTTCACACATTTTCTTGACAACGCTTATATATTTCAGATACTGATCGGCTGTGTAGTAATGTAGCTTGTCCTCCGGTGTCTCAAAATACACCTCCTTAAAATTGCCCACAGCTAAAAGCGGATTTTTAGGCAGGTAGTCCATTTTTACAGCATAATTCAGCAGAGCTCTGAGTTCGCCGTAATAATTCTGTAATGTTTTGAGCTTATATCCTTTTTCGGATAGTATGTTCTTCCACTTCTGAAGCTGAGCTGTGTTGAGTTTGTTTAATTTAATATCAAACAGATACGGCTTTACAGAGGCGTTTATATTATCGTTGATCTTTGCAAGCGATGTTTCTCTCACTTCGCCCTTTTTCGTGATGTAATATTCGGCGTACAGCTCTTCCAAAGTCATAGAAGATACAGGTGCTTCCTTCGATTTTGAATAGGCACTCATCAGTTCGGCTTCAAGCTGTTTTGCTTCTGCCGCTCCGTAAGTGATACGGGTAAGCTGACGTGCTACACCGGTCCTGTCAATATAGTTTATGCGAACACGGTACTGTTGCAAACCGTCCTTCTTGTTATTTGTTTTCGTGATTGGCATTTTAACACCTCTTAAATTTTTTCCCCGTCAGCAGAAGTTGACGGGGAATTGAATTATCTTTCGTATCCTTTTGATTTTTTCTTTTTGGGTTTTATTTCCTGTGTTTGCTGATAACCCGATACTAAATCTGCGTGACAGTTTTCACATGTTTTGGCGCAAGCGTCATTTATGTGTGCACAGTTAGGACAACATATTTTTTCGCTCATCTTCAACCCTCCTTTCTGTTGGGATGCTTATTAAACACCAAGTTTTGCTTTAAGTGCATTCTGTAATGTCTGTGAGAAATTGACGTTGTTTTTTACTGCAAGGTCGTTGAGCCATGCGGGAATTGTAAGCGTTTTCTTGACGGATTTTTCAAAATGCTTTTTCGCATAATCTTCCACATCAACGGATACGAGGTTTACAAATGCGCTTTCGTATTCGTCATACCCGGCGTTTATATCTATATCCGCAGGATCTGACGGTGTAGGAAGCTCTGACTTGCTCTGCTTAAGGTCATAGATGTAACCCGCAAGACAATCAACCGCCATTTCCATAGCGTCCTGTAAGTCATCGCCGAATGTTGAAAGATGGTCAAGGTCGGGGAAAATCACGGAATACTGACCGTTTTTCTCTTTGTAAAAACAAGCGGGATAAACAGATAACATAACAGTACCTCTCTTTCTATATACGGCAGGATTTGGGGCTTATCTCAGCCCCGCCTGCTTGAGTATTGAATTTGCCGTGCCTTTCGGTATGTCGCCCTTGTGGTTCGGCACAGTAACCTTTCCGGGCTTGTTCGGATTTGTGTATTGGAAGTGAGAGCCTCTTGTATCTTTCAGCACCCAACCGTCAGCCTTCAATAGCTTTTCCAATTCCTTGAACGTCATACGCTCTACCTCCTTACATTTAGTATTATAGCATAGAATACGTGTTACGTCAATACGTATTGAAAACTTTTTAGAAAAATTTTATAAATTCACATCTAATGTAGCGTTTCACGACCTTAGCGGTTCTTTACTGTTTCGCTTTTCTTGGCCTATAAACATATCCTCTTTGTATTTTTTCACGCACATCTGCTAATGCGGCTTTACATCTGTTACGAACATCCTCGGTTACGTTTTCGTTTTCAATTGTTTTTAGATAATATTCTTCTGCGGCTTTTGTATCAATTTTTACATAAACGTCGCCGATTCTTATATAGTCACTTGAATTTGTGCCTGCGTCTACTTCAATACACTTTTTAAGCATTTGTATAGCTTTATCAAATTGGTACTCAGATTCATATATATTGGCAAAAGTTGAGTAGAGATGCCATTTTAAATATAATTTAGCACCAAAGAGATTGGTTATCGGCGGCAAATCTGTAGGGGATTCTAAAAATAACTCCCAATACTTTATTGCCAATGGACGCTCAGCCGCATACATACGAGCGTATGTAGTAGCAATGGCTAAAATGTCTAACGGATCACATGAGTTATTATAAACACTTAAAATGAAATTGTTAAGAAATCGTCTGCAGTTGCCTAAGACACATTCAGTGGAGCTGCTCATATAAATCAAGCGCTCTTTTGAACCAACCTTTGTATAAGAGCTTTGTAGGAAATTTTCAATAAAGTCACTTTCATCTGGGGATAAGTCAAATTTTGCTTTACAGCTGTCACATACTAAAAATTCGCCGCATACTTTTTCGGTTTTACAAAGCAGGCAATGCTTTGTCATAATGTTGCCAATCATGTATTTTATTTTATCTTCTCCCATTAGATCTTGTTGCTTACGCAGTGTCGACAAAAGTTTTTATATGTCTTTTATTACTTTTCTCACAATTCCAAGTATTCTTAATCTGTCCCGGTCAGAACCTTTAAAAATTCTTGGTGCATATTCGGGATTGAATGACAGTAGAGTAATGCTGTTTTTATCATATTCTATTTTTTTAACAACCGAATCCTCACCGTCAATCAGAATCACTGCCACCTGTCCGGAATCACACCAGTCTTGCTTTAGCACCTGAATAGAATCGCCTTCTTCAATTTTTGGGTACATACTGTTGCCTTGCACCTTTATGCACATCGTGTTTTTCGCTTCTTCATCACTGGCAATAAACAACGGCATATATTCAAGAATGTAATTGTCGGCATAGGCACCGAAGCCAGCTGATACACTCTCGTAAACAGGAATCATTCTGATTTTATCCTGCGGAAGAATAGTTGCATTTGATTCAATAGTGCGTGATGTAACCTCTGGATTATCTGTTTTAAGTGCAAGGTAGGCTGCACTTACATTAAGCTCGCACGCTATTGACTCAAGTATCGGCAGCTTTATTTTTGCTACCTGTCCTGTTTCGTATCTCTGTATTGTTGATTTATTTAATCCTAAACGTTCTCCGAGTTCTCCTTGTGTCAGTTTGTTTTTTTCACGGCATAGTCTGATTCTTTTACCGATTTCATTTACATCTGCCATATTTTTCACCTCGTTTCATTATAAGCATTATAGCACATAAAATTGCATAATGCAATAACATTTTTTGAATTTACTAAAAAAAGTTGCAAAACGCTATTGACAAACGTTGAAAGATGTGCTAATATATGCTTACGGAAAGTTGCGAAACGCAACAAGCTGAGGAGGTGAGAAAATGGTGAATACAAATAAAATCAAGGGCAAAATGCGTGAACTTGAAATAACGCAAGCAGATGTGGCTAAGTGTTTGAATATTGCTCAGCCAACTGTAAATCAGAAGATTAACAATATCAGACCGTTCGACTTAGATGAAGCTGAGAAATTTTCTAATCTTCTGGGTATAAATGCGTGTGATTTCGGCACTTATTTTTTTGCTCATTGAGTTGCAAAACGCAACAACCAAAGGAGGTGAAGAAATGCTGTTAAATCTGAAAACAGAGATAGCCCGAAAACGTTTGTCTGCCGCAAAAATAGCGGAGTATATCGGTATAACGCCAAAAACCATGTCGTGCAAGGTAAACGAAAAAACTGAATTTACTCGTTCTGAGATGTTTGCAATACATAGTCGATTTTTCCCTGATGCAGATATGCGCTACCTGTTTTATTCGGAAAATGACAAAATGAAAGAGAGCAAATCACTTTAACAGTAATCTACTCTCCCAACATTTCGAGCTTTTCAGCTCATCGCTTTATCACTTTGATTTCTTTGAAGGTGTCTGTGATAAAGCACTTCCGGCAACACTTTTGGTGTTTTTGCCATAGCGATTGTCACTAAGAATTTTAGACGCTTTACTGGCAACAGCTTTTGAAGTTTTTTTATTAGCCATAGCTTTTCCTCCTTTCGCAATTAGTATGGCTGTATTATACCACATATAGTTGCAAATGTCAAGATGATAACAATATATTGTGTTAAAATGCGCCTGAATTGGGATAGAACGGTTTAAAACAGCTTAAAACAGTATAAAATGGCAAAAAAACAATCCGCTATGTGGCTTAGTGAACCATAAATAAAATAAAGGAGGAATTAAACATGACAAAGCACAGAGTAAGAGTACCGCAGGTAGCGGATATATCGGCGGCGATACGTCTTTATTACGAGCACACCGAGATAGGCAATAAGGACATCAGGGCTATTTTCGGCGATATGGGAAACGGCAGGATCGGCAGGCTTAAGCAGCTTGCACTTGAAGCAATGCACGAACGAGGCACAGTGCACTATAACGCACAGTACGTCAACACAGAGGTTGCATATGACGTGTGGGGAATAGACATCAAGCGTCTTGAGCGTGGTATTGAACGGCTGAATAAGCTGAATATCGAGGTGACGATATGAAAATAGCTAAGATAATCGCCTACATACTCTCCCAGCTCCTGCGCTTGTGGGTA